GATATCACAGGAGCCTAAGGACGTGCGGCCGGGTGATATCGCGGTTATGCGTCTCGTGACCACTAAGGGCGCCGCGAAGTGGATGTGCGGCACTGTGCGTTGCTTCACGGATGACGAGGAAGACCCCGCAATCGTGCTTACCACGGGCAAGATTCCCGAGTATGACGGCTACGCGCTGGTGTTCGGTATCAGGCCGATACCGGACGTTGAGCAGTTGGCTGTTGACGAAGACGGCGAGGTGGCGGCATGACCACGGGCCAGAAGATTGTGCTGCTGCCGTTGTGCTTGTTGCTGATGGTGGCGGCGTTGTCGTGGCGGTTATGGCTTATCGCTCTTGGCTTCGCGGTGGCGGTTGCGGCCGTTGTGTGGCTCGAAACCGAGGAAGGGACCGATTGTGAGAGGGATTAGAACCGTTCTGGCGGCACCGTTCGCGTTGCTGGCGTTCGCGCTTGTGACTGTTGCCATGTTTTGCGCCCGAGCCGCCATGTGGGTTGGCGGCGGTTACAGGGGTGCGGTGAAAGTGGAGGCCGAACTATGAGCATGTTCCAGACACCGACGCGCGTGTGGGCGAACGCTCACACCGAGTATCCGGGATTGTTCGAGCTGCATTCGGACAGCGGCGACATAGCCGTGAATCAAGTGGCGACGCGGCAGACGCTTGAGGCGCTGCGCGCGTCCATCAACGAGGCCCTGGCCGAAGACGATTTGCGGCGTCGAAGACGCTAGCAATGTGCCGATAACTGAATGTGCCGTAATCGGTGAACGACCCTAGGTAAGCCGTAGCACGACAAAGAACCCTAGCGCGCCTTGCCCAGCGCGTTACAAACACGCCGCATGTGGTGCGGTGGTTAAGACGGCGGCGGGGACGCCATGCGGGATTACTGAACGACTTGGGGCGCATTGTCAGGGCGCAACAGGGTGCAGTACCGCCATGCGTGGCGGGCCTCTTGTCGTGACCTTGCGCGCGGGCTTCGGCCCGCTGACCTATGCGACGGCCGTGGCTCCGTTTTCAGAGCTTTGCAATCGCGTGGCGAACCTTGCGGACATTGGAACGGCGAAGCCTTGCGGCTTCGCCGTTTTCCTTTGTTTCGCGTTCAGGTTCCCCGCTCTAACCGCCCACCATTTTCAGAGACACAAACAATCAATCTGACCACGCCAACAACGAGACGAACGAAACGAGGTAACGAAATGGGATATGCAGTCGATTACAAACCACGCAAGACAAGGGCGCGGCGTCAAGTCCCGAAGAACAAGGCGCAGCGCACGAAGGACATCAAGAACGCTATCCGCTGGAATCTCGGACGACTGGAACACGACACCGTGAGCAGCGACACCGTTAGCCGTCCAATGGCTATCCAGCTCTTGAACCTGAACAAGATCGCGCCGACCGCCGACCCGACCGGAGACCACGTTATGCAGCAGCTCATTAGCGAGGGTATCGTGCTGCGTCCCAAGAAGCGCGCCGGGGTGCAGGTGTTCGACCGCGACGACCTCGTGCGTTCCCTCAGGGCGTGGGCGGGCGTCAAGTGAGCGGCGGTAGGCTCAGCCCGCGCGCGAAGCTGACCACGGCACAGGCGGCGCGATACCTGCACTTGTCGCAAAGGCAGATGGAACGTATGAGGGGCGACGGCACCGGGCCGATATGGTTCAAGGCAGGCGACAAGATCAATAGCCCTTGCATGTACGAGGTGTACGACCTTGACGTGTGGGTGCGCACTCAGAAGGCGAAGTGATGGCGAGACGGCAGACCATAGATCCGCTCATTAGGGCGAAGGTCATAGAGACGTGGGGTAATGCGTGCTGGCTGGAATTGCCGGGCTGTACGCGCGTGGGCACCGAAGACGATCACATCGTGCCGTACTCGCACGGCGGTATGGATACGGTGTCTAATATCCGTCGCGCGTGCAAGCACTGCAACGCATCAAGGCAAGATCGCGTCTTGTACGGCTATGGTGCCCGGCTGCATATGGTGGTGGTGCCGCCCGGCAGCTGCGACCGTGAGGCGGTGGACTACATCGACAGTCACAAGGCGCAGGGCGACCCCGTGGTATCCTTCAGCGCCTTGGCCGCTGCAATGGGCCTCACGTCGCCTAGTCTTGCCGAACGGCGTGCGGTGGCTATGGCGTGGTCGGGCGCTTACAGGCAGTTCGCCATAAGCCAGGAACCTATCGACGTGTGGTGCACGCGAACGACGCCTAGCAGCAAGCGGCACCCCCGCATGTTGGAGGAATGGATAGCGCTCGATTACGACGTGAGGGTTATCGACCCCGGCTTTAGTGTCGAGTGGGAGAGGGCGAAGGACGACGCCACACGCAAGCGGGTACGGCAATGGTACGCGCTGCACTTGTCTCAAGAGCTTGTGGACACACGGCAGCAAGAGCGTCGCGCGAAGCTCGTTGCCCTTGGCCTTCGCAGTGATCGCGCGCCCGCGTCGTCGCGGCCGCAATGGTGACCCGGTTTTTTAAACGGCGACTCCGAAGGAAGACCCCGCGCCCACTTTTTCACTCTCTCGAACCGGACAAAAAAATCTAGAAAACGGCGGAATGCCAACGAAAACAAGCAATCGAACGAGGTAACGGAATGCAAATGACGCTAGAAGGTTTTGAAGACTACTACGGCCCCAACGAGGGCCTACAGGAACGCGCCACGAAGGAACTTATCGACAGTTTCGTGGAAGGCCGTGCCCTGAACCCTAGCGCCCGGTATGTGTGCAAGACCATGATCAACATTGCTAGGAACTTCGACGCCCTGAACGCCAAGGGCCGCGACACATCGCGCGTCATGGCGCAGCTATTGGCGTGGTATCAGGAATTGGAAACCAAGTTCCCGGCAGAAAAGGAGATCGACCCCGCTCTTGCCGGACTGCTGCAAGAGGCTCAGGCATGACCACGCCCATGCGCGGCGGCACCCCGCGCAACCATGACCGTAGGACGGACGGCCACATAGTCGCCAAGTTCGCGCAGCTCTTGGGAACGCCATTGCTGCCGTGGCAACGCATGGTTGCCGACGTGGCGGGCGAAATCGACCCCAACACCGGCACGTATTACTACGATACGGTGATACTTAGCACGCCTAGGCAGTGCGGCAAATCGACGCTTGTGGACGCGGTGGACACACGTAATGCGCAGTGGGGGCCTAACCGGTTCATCTACTATCTTGCGCAGACCGGCAAGGACGCGGGCGACCACTTCAAGAAGTACTTGAAGACCATACAGGCGTCACCCTTGGCGGCCATCACCACACGGCCGTACCTTGGCGCGGGAGACTTACGCCAACCGTTCGCCAACGGCAGCGTGATAATGCCCAAGAGCGTGACGAAGGTGGCGGGCCACGGCGTTCAAGGCGACAAGATCACGCTGGACGAAGCGTTCAGCCTCAGCGAGGAAACCGGCAACACCATTCTTGACGGCTTCATGCCCACGATGGCGACAAGGCTTAAGGCCACCGGCGTGCAGCCGCAACTATGGATAACATCGACCGAAGGCACAGCGGAATCGACGTTTTTCAACCGCCGTCTTGACACATGTAGGGCGGGCGAGCAATCACGTCGCACATGTTGGTTCGACTTCGGACTACCCGCCGACGAAGACCCTGAAGACCTTGACGCCATCATGCGGCATCATCCAGCGGCGGGCCTCTTGTGGGACAGATCGCAATTGGCGGACTTCCGGGAACAGTTCAAGGGCAACCCGGCCGGTTGGGCGCGCGCGTTCGGCAACCGACGCGACGAAGGCATAACCGACAGGGCGATTGACGAAACGACGTGGGCGCAGACCGTCACCGCACCCATAAGCCCCGCCGACCTGGACGACAGACCGGTGGTGTTCGGCGTGGCCGTGGACGTGGACAGCACCCACACCAGCATCAGCGCCGGAATCGTGAACGGCGACGGCACCATAACAACGCAGCTCCTGAAGATACTGGACGGCACCGGCTACGCGCCTGAAGAGCTACGGCGTCTATGCGCCACCTATGGCGCGCCGGTGGTGATCGACAACAGGGGCACCGCCGCCGACCTATCCGACCGGCTGCACCACATGACCGACAAGGACGGCGACCCCGCCATAATGTTCGTGGACATGGACGCCGCCGACTACCTGACCACCGGCCAAAGCTACGTATCAGGACTAGCCAACCGGGCGATATGGCACGCGGCCGACGCCGACCTTGACGCCAGCGCTGCCAACTCGGCACGCAAGTGGGCGGGCGACGCATGGCGCGTGAGCCGACGCGGCAGCACCGGGCTGACGTCACCCTTGGAATCGTGCATGTTGGCGGCATGGGGCGCGGCCCACCGTCCCGAAGAGGCCGGGCCGCTGCAAATCTTCTAGCCCCGCGCGGCGGCGATTGGCGGCGATTGGCGGCGATTGGCGGTACTTGGCGGTACTTGGCGGCACTTGGCGGCACGATGGTAGACCACCACCGTGCCGCCGTCGCATACTCGGCCACATGAACCTATGGCAGCGTATGAAGATCGCGGGCCGCGTGCTGACACGCGGCGCTGACGACGACATGCCGGACGGCATCAAACCGCCCGCGCGCGCCACCGTGTGCGACCCGCTCTCACTCAGTACCGTTTTTCGTGGCGTTCAGGTGCTTCAGACCGCAATCACCGGTCTACCCATTCATGAAATGCGCGGCGGTGTCAAGCTGGACACCGTCAGCTCTCTTGTGCTCCAGCCCGACGTCAACAGAAGCCGTCGTGACTTCCTGGCCGACATGGTGGCGTCTATGGTCATCGATGGAAACGCTTTCGTTCGGCTTGTGCGCTTCGGCGGCGACATCGTGTCCTGCGAGGTGCTGCCGCCCGCGCTTGTCGTCGTGTCGGACGACGGCAACGACCCCGCCGCGCCGAAACTGCGCTATTCCTATCTCGGCAAGGACTACGGCCCCGCCGACATCGTGCATTGCAAGTTCCTGAATGTGCCCGGCCGCCTACGCGGCCTTGGCCCCATCTCGGCGGCACGCGAGGAAGTGGAAGGCGCGCAGATGGCCCGCGACTACAAAGCCAAGTTCTACACCGACAGCAGCAACATCAAGGGCTATCTACAGACCGAGGACAAGGTGACGCCCGAGATCGCCAAGAACGCCAAGGAAGCGTGGAAGGCGACCGGCACCGCCGCCGACATCAAGGTACTGGGAAGCAAGCTGAAATACGTGCCGCTGGACATGAAACCGGCAGACCTTCAGTTTTTGGAGACGCAGAAGTTCGACACCACGCAGATCGCGCGACTGTTGGGCATCCCGGCGTCAATCATGCTTGCCGCCGTTGACGGCTCGAACCTGACCTATAGCAACATCGAGCAATCTTGGATTGAGTTCGCAGACTACACGCTAGCCGCTTACGCGGGCGAGATCGAGGAACTGTTCAACCGTCTCTTGCCGCGCGGCCGGACGGCTGCGTTCGACTGGGACAGCAGCCGCCGCGCGGACATGTCAGACCGTTACGCGGCCTACGCTTCGGCGCTCGGCGCGGGATGGATGGACGTCAACGAAATCAGGGCGCGTGAGGCGCTGCCGCCAATGATCGCAACACCGCAAACGGAAGGGGTGACCAATGAGGCATGAAATCGGATTGAAGGGCCTATGCCTGCGCGCAGCCGAAGAAGGCGACGGCCGGACGCTGGAAGGCGTGGCCGTCCCGTTCGGCCAAGTCATAGACACGTGGGACGGTGCCGAGACGTTCGACGCCGATTGCGTGTTTGACGATGTGGACGACGCCAAGCTCTGCTATCAGCACGGCGAGCTCATCGGCCGCATCACCAACGCCGACAGCCGGGCGGACGGCCTGCATATCACGGCCCGCATCTCCGACACGCAGCGAGGCAGGGACGTGGTGGCACTCTTGCGAGACGGCGCTCTTGACAGCCTCAGCGTCGGTTTCATCCCCGTGGAGAGCGAGACCGACAAGGATGGCGTGACCCACCGCCGCCGCGTGCGGTTGCTCGAGACATCGGTGGTGTCATGGCCGGCCTACGAGGCCGCGAAAATCACCGGCCAACGCAGCGCCGACCCCACGAAAACGTGTACCAAACCGGAAAACGACAAGGAAAACGAGGAAACCCGTATGGAAACGGAACTCAACGAGGCCCTTGAGGCCATCAAGGAAGAGCAGCGAAGCATGAAGGCGGCCATCGCCAAGGGCGTGAACGCTGAAGCGCCGAAGGTGCTCGGCGGCGAATACCGCACGGCCGGCGACTACCTTCAGGCCCTCTACCGTGGCGACGAAGCGGCAGTGAAGCTCATGCACGAATGCCGCGACCTTATCGCAACCGGCGACACCGGCAACAAGGTGGCATGGATTGCGGACGACTTGCGCCTTATCGAGATGCGCCGCAAGGTCACGAACATCCTCACTCACGACACGCTGCCGGCCAAGGGCATGACGATGGAGTACAACGTGGTATCTACCGACACCACGAACGTTGGCAAACAGACGGCCGAAGGCGGCGCGCTGCCGTTCGGCAAGGTCACGTTCGGCACGAAGTCGGTGAACATCGACACCTATGGCGGCTACACCACTCTGTCTCGTCAGGTGATCGAGCGCAGCACCACGCCCATGCTCAACACCGCATTGAACGCTTTGCGCAACGCCTACGCCAAGGCCACCGAAACCGCAGTGCGCACCTACCTGTACAACACCATCGCGTCACAGCGCGACGCGGCCACCGGCGCGAACAAGATCGACGCGCCCGCCACGCTCACCGCCATGAGCATCGACCAGTGGGCCGCCCTGATTATGGACGCCGCCGAACTCGCTGACGACCGCAACGTCAGCCTGACCCGTCTCTGCGTATCCAAGGACGTGATGGCCGCGCTCATCAAGCTCAAGGACACCGGCACCCGCTTCTTCGACCTGTCAGGCGACGGCAGCGACACCATCGGAGACTTCGACCTCACAGGCATCGCCGGCCGATTCCTCCGACTCCCCGTGCAGATGCTTCCGAACGCGCCCGCTGGCACCGCCTGCTTCATCGACCCCGAAGCGGTCACCGTATGGGAGTCGGGCGGTCCGACCCAGCTCAGCGACGGCGACCCGACCAAACTCACCGAAAACTACAGCGTCTATGGATACATGGCCATCGCTGCCACCCAGCCGCTCGGCCTTATCCCGGTCAAGTTCGCCCCAAAAGCGTGACGCCCACCGGCATCAAGGCCACACCGGCCAGTATGACCATCAAAGTGGGTGAAACCGCCAGCATCGAAGCAACTGTCACACCAGACACGGCACCGCAGACCGTGACCGCCGCCGCCAACAGTAACGACATCATCAGCATAGGGGGAAACCGATGAGCACCATCAGAATCACCGGGAAACAACCGGGAACAACCAACGTCACGATTGCCAGCACAGTCAACCCAGCGGTGAAAACCGTCGTGCCAGTCACCGTGAAAAGCCTCAACCTGCTTCGGTACGGGCCCGCGTCGGGCAACGGCCTGAACGTCACCGTGAACAAGGACGGCTCTCTTGACCTTGCGTCAGCGCAGGCAATCGAGGTAGGCAAGGGCGTGGTCTGGCCTGCGCTGGACCTGACCGCGTACATCGGCAAGACGCTCACCCTCGGCTATGAGGGCGACCTCGCCGGGTTGCCCGGCGTGATTGTCAGCTTGCGCAAAGCGGACGGTTCGGATGGCACCGGCATCTACCAGGGCCGCAATAACCAGCCGCTCACTGTGACCGCCGACAACGCGAAGACCCTGCATCTGAGGATTTATAAGGGAGGGGAGAACGCCACTGCGCTGAACGGCAACCTGAAGATTAGGCTCACCGAGGGTTCTGCGCCGCAAGCGTGGATGCGCCCCGACGTGACGAATATCTCGGGGGGGGGATTTGAGCTAAAGAACCTGTTCCCCGCATTGGATCCGGGCACCAAGAGCGGCGTCACCTGCACTCGTGACGGCGAATCATACACGCTCACCGGCACACCCTCCGAGTGGGGAGGCTTCGCCAAGAAAGCCACACTGCAGGCGGGCGACTACCGGCTCACCACTTCAGGGGCGGACAAGCCTAGGGTTACCTGCATCCTGCCGGACGGCACGCAGTACAACTCGCCCATCAGCTTCACGCTCACCGAGCCTACGACATGCACATTGCAGATCACCTTCAGCCCGAATGAGACATATGACAATGCGACTGTCACGCCGTACCTGAGAAGAATCTAAAAGGAGTCAGCAATGACGGACTGGCAAACATACGAGGCGGCGGTACGCGACGAAATCGGAGTGCCGGCCGGCGACACCGACCGAGTGCGCCGCGCCATCGACAACGCTATCGGCTATGTGAATGGCGCGATAGGCGGCTACAGCGTGCCCGAAACAGTGAAAACTGATTGCGTGACCGCCTGCGCGGCCGACCTATACAACGCCAGGGACGCACGATTGGGCGTGATGAATGTGGGAGACTCCACGCTCGAACCCTACCGCATCAGCACCGACCCGTTGCGCAGCGTATGGCCGAAACTCAACGCGGTGGGTGTCCCCACCGGGGGCATGGTGATCGCATGAGCACGCAGACGGTACGCGAACGCGACCAATTGATTGAGAAGCTTACTGAAATGCTCGGCGATATGGCCAATGTCGTCACCCTCGACGCGCAGGAAGCCAGACCATTGCCAGGTAAGGTGTCTGTGCTCATCGACCCGCCAACCATCAGCTTCGAGGGATGGCAGTACGTCAACCGCACATGGCGCATCGCGATCATCGCAGCGACGCCCACCACACAGGCCGACGCCTTCGACCTGCTTATGGAAGCCCTCGAACGGCTTCACGAACGGCATCTGAACATGAAGGAAGCACAACCCGCGTCCTTCAGTCTTGCGGGCGTCGGCAGCCTCGCCGCCTACGAGATCACACTCAACCCATTGGAACTCATAGAAGAAGGAGAATGACCATGGCCACTAGAACACTCGGCCCCGGCAGCCTGAAGATCGGAGCAACCTCTTCGGCCCGCGACTTCAGCGCCGATGTCATCAACACCGCACTGGAGCCGTCCACCGACACGGAGGACAGCGACAACTTCCTTGATGGTCACACCGAAGGCGGCTTGCAGACGGAGACATGGGCGCTCACCGGCAGCATCAAGGAAGACTTCAGCATGGACGGCCTACAGGTTTGGTGCCTGAACCACAGCGGGGAGACGCTGCCGTTCGAATGGGTGCCCAACACCGAAGGCACCATGAAGCTCACCGGCAGCGTGGTGGTCAGCTCCATCAAGTTCGGCGGCGACGTAAAGACCCGCAACAGCAACGACTTCAGCTTTACCGCGCTGGATGTGGAAGCGAAGGCATACCCGGACCCAAAAGCCTGACCGTCTCACCAACAGCAGCGACTCTTAAGTCAGGGGAGACGGTAGCCCTATCAGTCCGCATCCAACCGGCCAGCGCGGACCAGACCGTGACCGCGCTGCCGGCAGACCCGAACATCGCGGCCGCCGTGGCCACGTTGACATGACCGGCAACATCGCCTCGAACGGCGCTGCAAGCATCCAGCTCAAGGGCGCCGGCCAACTCGCGCGCGGCCTCAAAAAAGCCGGCGTGGACATGAAAGACCTGCGGCAGATCAACAAACAGGCCGCGCAAGTCGTCGTGCCCGAAGCCAAGAACCTAGCCCCGAAGGGCAGGACCGGCAAACTGGCCGCGTCGGTGCGCGCCGGCGCCACGCAAAAGGCGGGCGTCGTGCGCACCGGCAGCAAGCGCGTTCCCTACGCGGGCGTCATCAACTACGGATGGCCCAAGCACAACATCAAGCCCACACGCTTCGCAAATCAGGCAGCGAAGAACACGGAACCGCAATGGACGCAACTCTACGCGGACGCCGTGCAGAAGATCATAAACCGAATCGCAACAGGAGATCTAAGCAAATGACCACCAACGAGGACAAGACCCCGAACACCCGAATCAAGTACATGGACGGCACCACCGACGAAGTGTGCGTGACCATGTGGCAGCGATGCCAAGCGGAAACACACGCGAAGGCTAAAGGCTGGGGAAACCTCATGGACGCCGCCGTGAAGTTCAACACCTACAGCGCCTATGTGCGCTGCCGACAGATCGGGGCCACAACGCTGCCGTTCGAGCAGTGGGCCGACACCGTGATTTCAGTGGAAGACATGACCAACGACGCCGCCGCCGACTCCGACGACACGGCCCCCGCCTACGACGGCACCGCGCTTCTTGCCGCCACGCCGGACAGCAACGGCATGGCGGACACACCGGATTTTTTGAGCAATGGGACTCAGGAAGCTACGGCGAACTGAGCTGCGTACTGGCGGCGCGCTTCGGCGGCACGCCGTGGGCATGGAGACGCGAACATGTGCCCCAAGAAGCCGATTGGGGCACATGCACGCAGCTCCTGAAGGACGAAGCCGAGGAAACGGAACAGTTACGACGCAAGGCAAAGTGAGGTGATCGCATGAAGTCGGCTATCCTGGCTATACGCATCATAGGCGACGCCACACAGGCCGTCGCGGCCATGGACAAGGCCGAACGCGCGTCAATGAGCTTCAAGGACAAGATAGGCAAGGCGTCAGTCGCGGCCGGTGCCGCCCTCGCCGCCATCGGCGCGGGGGCCGCCACTTGCGCGAAGAGCGCGGCCGACCTACAGCAGTCGGTGGGCGGCGTCGAAACCGTGTTCGGCAGCAGCGCAAGCAAAATGCTGGAATGGTCCAACAACGCGGCTCAGGCCGTGGGCCTCAGCAAGAACGAGTACAACGAGTTCGCCACGCTTGTCGGCTCACAGCTTCAGAACTTCGGCATGTCGGTGGAACAGTCGGCAAGCAAGACCAACGAGCTTATCGGACTTGGCGCTGACCTGTCTTCCATGTTCGGCGGTACCACCGCCGACGCCGTGGACGCGATCAGCGCAGCGCTGAAGGGCGAGATGGACCCCATCGAAAAATACGGCATCTCGCTTAACGACGCGACACTACAGGCTCAGGCCGCGTCTATGGGACTAGGCGACCTGTACAAGAGCGGCGACCGCAACGCGAAGATGCAAGCCACCCTTGCGGCCATCACGGCCCAGTCAGGCAAGGCCGTGGGCAACTTCGCGCGTGAGAGCGACACGGCACAGGGACAACAGCAGCGCATGGCCGCATCGTTCGAGAACGCCAAAGCTGCCCTTGGCGAAGCCCTGTTGCCCGCCATCACCGCAGCCGCTAGCAAGTTGGCAGAGTTCGCCACATGGGTACAGGCCAACAGCGCATGGCTGTTGCCGCTCATCGGCGTCATCAGCGCAGTCGCGGCCATCATTGTCGTTCTCAACGCGGCCATGACCGCCTATAGCGTCGTGGCCGGTATCGTCGCCATTGCACAGGGTTCGGTAAATCTCGCCTTTTTGCCGGTGATCGCGGTAATCGTCGCCATCATCGCCGTCGTGGCCCTGTTGGTGATGAACTGGGACAAGGTGAAACAGGCGGGCGCGGCGGCGGCGCAATGGATAGCCGACAAATGGCAGGCGTTCACGTCGTGGCTGAGCGGTATCGGCGCAAGCATCGGGCAGTGGGGCAGCGACACATGGAACGGCATCAAGGACACCGCCAAGGGTGCCGTGGACGGTATCGCCGACTTCTTCGGCGGGCTGAAAGACAAGGTGCTCGGCGTGTTCGACGGCATCATAGGCGGCATCAGGAAGGCGTTCGACTGGGTATCTGACCTATGGGGCAAGATCACGGGCGCGCAGAACGCGGCAAGCGGCCTCAGCGCTTCGGCCGCCAGCGTCCGGTATGCGGCGCAGCCAATGGCCGCGTATCAGATGGCCCGAACCATCACGCCCATGGCAGCGCGCGGCTACGCGGTGGCCCCGGCATTGTCCCGCGCCGTCACGTCCACCGTCGCCAACCGTGCGGCCCCCGCGCGCCAGGTATCCCAGACCATCAGCATCAACGTAGACGCGCACGGCAATCTCGATAACGACACGGTGGCCGGCGAGATCGTGACCGCCCTCGACCGTTGGGCAAGAGTGAGAGGAAAGGAGCTTGCATTATGAGCACGGCTACACCAATTCCCGAAACGTGCCGCATCTTCCTGGACTCGGAACCACTGCCGAAAAACGAAGACGGCGGCACCCTTCCAGTCCCGCTATCTCCACTCACCATCACATGGGGCGCTTCGACCCCTTGGGATGAAACCACGCCCAACGTGCTTAAGATAACCCTTATCGACCAAGGCGGACGATACGCGCGCACCGGCGACACGCTGTTAGGGCATCGAATCACCGTTACGCCCGAATGGAAGAACACCAACAGTCCACTGCCATTCTGCCTGTTTGATGGCGTCATCACAGACACGGACATCATTCCCGACAAGTCGCGCCACCGCCTGAACATCACGGCATCCGACCGCTTGTATCTGCTGCGCACAGACTGCCGCAAGGGGCCGAACTGGAATCAGAACGAAACCATGGTGCAAGGCTTCCAATGGTGGCCAAAAGGTGACACCACTGCTCAATTCAAACAGTGGATTGAAAACGACGGCATCAACGGATCCTGGTTTCCATGGTCCACGCATATCGCCGGCATCAAATCGGACGAACGTTCAAGCCTGTTGAATTGGGCGGAATCCCTGAAGACACGTCAGATCAATAACAAATACATGTTCGAGATCGACCGAATGCTGTTTATGTCCTATCAGAACATCAACGCCGACGTGCTCCCCTCATTTGAAGCCGTGTATCTGCGGTGGACCACTGAAACCGTTCTTACAGGCCCTTATATCAGGACGGGAGACGACAACACCGACATTTACAAGGACACACGATACATAGACGCCGCCGACGTGCTGACAGACCCGAAGCCCACCTTAACCGGCGCGGATTCCTATTACACGCAATTGGAGCTTCGCTATTCGCATCTCAAACTGGCGACATCATCAGGCCAACAGATATTTGAGGTGGTCCAGGACGGCAGCAGTGTCAAACAGATAGCAACCCCACGCCGTGAAGGCGAGACATGCCTAAGCGTCACGCTTAACTGGGCGGACTCGGGGGCGGCGCAGAACAATATCAGCGTCGTGGACACCTCCCGCGCGGAAACCGTTCTAAAAACCCAGAACGAACGCGTAAGACTGCCAGAGGTCACCTTCAGAGGCGACAGGCTCAACCAACTGTTCTTCTTCTGTCGGCCCCGCGTTATTGTCATCGTCAATTCAATGTTCGAGCGGACAACCCGAGCCACACACGGGCCATGGGCGATAATCGGCGGAACCCTCACCTACGACGTGACCAACCAGAAAAGTCATTGGACGCACAAAGTGCGATTGTTCCCCGCCGTGGACGCATCAAGCGGCGGCACACCCACCTGCGGGGAGCTGAAACAGATCAACAGTAAAGCGACCTTCGCCGCCGCAAATTGGACGCTCGGCGGACTGCGCTACGTGACGAAGACAGGAGACGAACCCGTATGACGGTAGCAACCACACCCGTTTACAATCTTCCCTACCCGGAAGACAACGAACCCATCAAAAACCTTCCCGACATCCTGCAGCAGCAGGCCGAAGGCATCGAAGCAGTGCTGGAAAGATTCGACTTCAACGGAGCCGACGCGGAACAGTATGCGGCCAGGCTTGCCAAAGTGGAAACCCTGCTGGCCGCACTCGGCATGAGAACCGGCGCTTTCGGCTACGACGCCACGAAAATCACCGTGACCACCAACAGCCTTATAAGATTGGGCAACTTGGTCATCGCGTCAGCAGTATTCACCTACAAGAGCGGAGTCATCACCGGCAACAGTGCATCCTTCGACCCGCTGACTGTTCCGCGAGGCTTCGGAAAGAACGGCTCCGACAGAAGCCGCATCAGCATCACACACACCCAAATCGCCCCCGATACCGACGACTCATGCGTCGTGGGGCACGTCATCCGGCAATGGTCAATCAACAACCCCACCAGCGAATACTCACTTATGGGCATCTGGCAGACCGACGACGAATAAAACCATCAAAGGAAAGGAAAGATCCATGCATTTCATGCAGACAAGCGAAATCGCCGCACTGTCCATCGTGGCATTGCTCATCTGTCTGGACTATCTCACCGGGCTCATGAAGGCAGCCATGCAGCACGACATCAGCAGCGAAAAGATGCGATTGGGCCTATGGCACAAAAGCGGCCTCGTGCTGGTCATGGTATTGGCCGAAGTAGTGGAACGCGGCCAACAATACCTTGACATGGGCTTCGCAGTGCCGCTCATCATCCCGGCCGGCGTATACATCAGCATCACCGAGATTAGCAGCATCCTGGAAAACATCGGGGAAATCAATCCCGAGATAAAAACCGGTCCCATCATGGGACTCTTCCGCAGCGGCAAGGAGCCGAACAATGGGACGCAGGCATGAAAACACTAACGATTCTCTGGCTTCTGGGCCTCGCCATCGTGATTCTGTTCATCCACGGCAGCGACACGCGCCGCTGAATGACCTGACCGACTGGCTGCTTGCCATAGGAGCATGCCTGTTCCTCGCCGCAGTCGCGGGTGCCATCGCCGCCGCATTCATATACTTTGCCCTCTCTCTTCTCTGAAAGGAAACCATCATGAACATCGACCAGTTCGCCGCCGCGTACAACGGTAAGACCGTGGACGTTGACAAGGCATATGGCGGGCAATGCTGGGATTTATGGAGCCGATACGCGCAGGACGTAGCCGGCGTGCCTCAATCAGCCACGAACACCAGCAATGGTTATGCTGGCAGCGTCTACACCACCACCTACGACCAGCAATCTGCGCTACGAGACAGATTCGACAGGCTCCCCGCGAACGCCACCCCCGCAAAGGGCGATGTGGCTTTTTGGGGCCAAGCCCCCGCCACACCATACACGCATGTGGCCATCGTCCTTGCCGACCAGGGAGGCAGCCTGTTGTGTCTGACCCAGAATCCCGGGGCCACACATCAAGCCGCCATCACCAAAAACGGGCTGCTCGGCTACCTACGACCCAAGACCATTGATGCAACTCCGACGCGCGGCATCGAAGGCGCTTGGCGTGTCAACGTAGCCAAACTCAACGTGCGAGCCCAGCCAAGCACCGGTGCACAGATCGTGGCCCAATACTCGGCGGGCCAGACCGTCAACCTAGACGGCTGGACCACCCGAGCCGATGGCTACGATTGGGGCCGCTATATAGGCGCGTCCAGTGGTCAATACCGCTACATCGCCTTGGGGCCGGCCGGCACCACCAGCTATCTCACACGTTGAGTAAACCGTCAAGTCATTTCATATTCACGTCACATGGCCAACGCTGCCATCATGCCTCTCAAATGCTCGGGAGGCATGGCCACGTACCTTTGCGTGGTGGCCACGCTCGTGTGTCCAAGCAGGGCGCACACAGCGAGCAGATCGCGCGTCTGTACGTAGGCGCGCGTGGCCGCTCGATGGCGCAGGCTGTGAGTGGAATAGCCTTCTGGTAGGCGACGGCTGATTATCTTGCCTACCCGTTCAGGCATGATATGGCTTTTCCCGCCATCGTTGCGTGATGGGAATAGCCAGCCGTCGCCGGCCTCGGCTATCCGCTCGGCCAGGTCATCGGTCAAGGGTACCAGACGTTGTTTGTTCCCCTTGCCGTTCACTATCAGGCTGCGCCCGCCCCATGTGTCCGCCAGCACATCGGTACCACGTATCTGCGCTATCTCGCTACGCCTCAACGCCAGTTCGGCGCCTAGCCTGACCATGAGCCTGTCCCGCTCGTTCATGCCCTCCATCGCCATGCGTATGCCGGCATCGGGACAAGGGTGCGGACGCGGGTGTGACCCGGTTATATGCGGCAGCTTTGCTGCCGGGTCTACGGCGATGCGTCCGTGGTCGTGCATCCACTCGAAGAAGCTGGCCAGCGTGGCCCTAATGCCCTTGCGGGTCTCCGCCGCCAGATGATCGCGCCCCATCCATGTTTCGCAGTCGGTGCGTGTGACCTGTTCGGGCGGTTTGTCCACCCAACGGGCGAAGCCGGCCAGCTTCAGGCGTCTGGTGTCTATCGTCGTGGCCGCCCGGCCGCACGCCGCGAGATACGTGAGCCACTGTTCGGCAGGTTCCCGCCATGATTCAGGCCACGGTTGTCTCTGTACTCGCAT